CATGTCGCTATGGGGGTCAGCCGTGCAAACCTACATGGTGAACGAGGACTTCTACTCGCTTCCGGGCGCGGGTATCGGTGCCGGGACCGCGAATGTGTTCATCCAATGCTCGGGCTGCAGCCTGAGCTGCTCTATGGCCGGCGAGGCGGGCTTCGACTGCGACACCGAGTTCGCCAGCGGTCGAAAGATGTCGGCCGACGAACTGCGCACGGAGATCATCGACGCCGTTGAGCGAGAGATCGGGGACACGCGGATGGGCCACGGAGTAATCTTCACGGGCGGTGAGCCAGCCCTTCAGGTGGATGAAGAACTCATCAGGTATCTAAAGGCGTCAGGATATTATCTGGCCATCGAGACCAATGGCACCGTGGCGCTACCCAATGGCCTAGATTGGGTGTGCGTCTCACCGAAGAGCGCCGAGCACACCATCCGGCAGCCCAAAGCCGACGAGGTGAAGTACGTGCGCAACGTCGGGCAGGGTGTCCCAAGACCCGCATGCCGCGCCACGCATCAACTGATCTCGCCCGCCTTCCGCACGCTCCAAAGCACGGATGGGCGCCCACGTTTCGAGCCGGAGCCCGGAGCATTGGAATGGTGTATCAAGCTCGTCAAGGAAAATCCGGCGTGGCGGCTCTCGGTCCAGCAACATAAGGGCTGGGGGCTTCGTTGAACGGCGACACGCGCGATACCGACATCATCGTCCACCTACTCCAAGCCATCGGCGAGGACCCCTACCGAGAGGGCTTGCGGGATACGCCCGAGCGTGTGTTGCGAGGCTGGAACGAGATGCTCTCCGGCATGCGCGATGATCCACAAGCCATCCTGCAAACGAGGTTCACGGAGACTTATGATGAAATGGTGGTAGTATCTCCCATCGAGTTCTGGAGCACTTGCGAACATCACCTCATCCCATTCCACGGTACCGTGGCCATCGGCTATGTGCCCAATGGGAAGGTGGTCGGGCTCTCGAAGATTCCGCGCCTCGTGCATTGTTTTGCACGGCGGCTCCAGATTCAGGAGCGCATGACGAAACAGATCGCTCAGGCGATGCAAGACCACCTCAATCCCGATGGCGTCGGGGTGGTGGTGCGCGCGAAGCACTTGTGCATGGCGGCCCGTGGAGTCAAATCCGCGTCTACGATGACGACAAGTTGCCTCTTGGGCACGATGCGGCGGCCCGAAACTCGCGCGGAGTTCCTATCGCTGGCACGGAGTTGACTGGTGGGTATCTCGGCACGCGCCGTCGGCAGGTTGATCGGGGTCTCCCATGTCGCGGTCATCAAAGCGCATCAGGAGGGCCGAATCACGCGCCTCAAGGACGGGACCTACGACCCGGCCACCGTTGTGCGCGAATGGGAAGCGCGCACCGATCTGCGCAATGGGCGTAATGCCTTCACCGGGTCTCCGAAGGGCTTCGACGCGGACATCGAGAATGGTGGCGGCGGATCGCTCCAGAAGAGTCGCGCCGTGGTGGAGGCGTTCAGGGCCGGGCTGCTTCGCCTCGAATACATGAAGCGCAGCGGTGCGCTGGTCTCAGCATCCGACATGAAACGGGCTTCATTCGATGAAGCCCGACGGTGCCGGGAACGCCTGAACTCGATCCCTGACCGGTTGGCCCCGGTGCTCGTGGGCATGGATGATCAGCGCCAAATCCACAAGCTCATCTCCGAAGAAATCCACACCGCTCTCATTGAGCTGAGCGGATTCCGCAACGGTGACGAGACATGAAAAACGACGCCGTTTCCATCTACCACGACAGCTTCTCGGCAGGGATGGCTCCTGAATCTCCGTTGACGATCAGCGAATGGGCCGACTCGTTCCGCTTCTTGAGCCCGAAGGCGAGCGCCGAACCGGGCCGCTGGCGCACCGCCCGGACGCCCTACCTGCGCGAGATCATGGACGAGCTGTCCCCACAGTCGAGCACGCGCAAGCTGGCGCTGGTCGGCGGCGCACAGATTGGGAAGACCGAATGCGGCAACAACTTCATTGGCTACGTCTGCCACCGTGCGCCCGGCCCCATGCTCATGGTCCAGCCCACGCTCGACATCGCCAAGCGCGTCTCGAAGCAGCGCCTCGGCCCGATGATCGAAGCCACTCCGGTCCTACGCAATCGTGTGCGTGAAGCCCGTTCGCGCGATAGCGGCAACACGACCTTGACGAAGGAGTTCCCGGGCGGGCTCCTGATGATGGCCGGTGCGAATAGCGCGGCAGGGCTGCGCTCCATGCCGGTGCGATATCTGTTCGAGGACGAAGTGGACGCTTATCCCGGCGACGTGGGCGGCGAAGGCGATCCGGTGGCGCTGGCCGAGAAGCGCACGGCCACTTTCGCGCGTCGTAAGATTCTAATGACTAGCACGCCCACCATTCGTGGTGTGAGCCGCATCGAGCGTGAATACTTGCTCACCGACCAACGACGCTACTTCATCCCTTGCCCGTTGTGCGGGCGCCTCGATTTCTTGGAGTGGAGCAGCGGCGGCTGGCGTGGAGACTCCGGGGTCCACCATCACATTATCTTCACAGACCGAAATCCTGAGACCGCGCGCATGCAATGTGCATCGTGCGGCGGGCAGGTTGAGGAACGCCATAAGACCTCGATGCTGGCGCAAGGTGAGTGGCGGCCCACGGCGGAGCGCCACGCGCCGGATGCCATCGGTTTTCACCTCTCGGGCCTCTACTCACCGCTGGGCTGGAAGTCGTGGGCTCAATGCGTGGAGGAGTTTCTGGACGCGCGCAACGATGCCTTCAAGCTGAAGACGTGGGTGAACACCGTGATCGCTGAGACGTGGGAAGAAGCCGGAGACAGCATTGATCTGAGCGCCCTCTCGAATCGACACGAGGTTTACGGGGCCGAGGTGCCCGACAGGGTCGGGGCGCTGATCTGTGCGGTGGACACGCAGGGTGACCGACTCGAAGTGGTCGTGAAGGGCTACGGCGCCGAGGAGGAGTCATGGCTCATCGCGTGGCACCAGATTTACGGCGACCCCGGGCAAGAGGTGGTCTGGCGTGAGCTAGATGACTTCATCACGGGAAAGTTCGACCACGTGAGCGGCCAGAAGGTGCCCATCGACTGCACGGTCATCGACTCGGGCGGTCTTCATACCGAGAATGTCTACCGCTTCGTCAAGCTGCGCCAGCACCGCAAGGTCTTCGCGATCAAGGGAGGCAGCGTGCCCGGCGCCCCGCTCGTTGCACGGCCTTCCGTATCGAACCGATACAAGGTGCGTCTCTATGTCCTCGGAGTCAGCGCGGGCAAGGATATGGTCATGGCCCGACTCCATATCCGGGAGCCCGGCCCCGGGTTCGTTCACCTGCCCGATTGGATCGACGAAGAGTACCTTGCCCAGCTCACCGCCGAGCGCGCATTGCGAAAGTACGTGAAGGGGAAAGGCAGCGTGCGCGAGTGGGTCAAGTTGCGCGAGCGCAACGAGGCGTTCGACCTCGAAGTCTATGCGCTCGCCGGGCTGCACATCATGGGGCCGTCATGGGTGCGTTCGCTGGCCGACCGCGCCGCGCGCTACAGCGCACGACAGCCGGAACCCGGCGCCCCCACGGCGCCCCCCGGGGCGCCTGCCCTACAGGTGTCTCAGCCGGCCCCCAAATCGGCCCCCAAACGGCCCGGCCGAGGGAAGGGGTTCGTCGGTAACTGGTAGGTCGCATGAAGCCCGCCGTTGGCGGCCCCGGGCCATGCTTGCCCCGGCAGGCTGCTAAACACCCAAGCAATCCCAACCTCTTATGAAGGCCACCTTCGATTGGGTCCCATCGTTGGCGGGCCATTCTATGCTTGCAGGTGCAGGCACTATTACATATTATTGTCGTGGGTATGAGAAGGCTACAACAGGGGGCACAACAGGCAGCGCGGAGAGAGGGACGCGGACAGCAACCGGCCTGCGCAAGCAACCCGGAAGACCGCCCACCCCGCTTACGGCAACCGATACGGCCCACGCGCTGTACCTGACAGGCAACCCGGAGAAGGGGCAGGGGTAACGCCAGCTTGCGCGGCCGTCGAGGCCCGCTGGTAGTGGACCTGAACCGCCAACGGGGTAGCAGCCCTAGAGTGGAAGACGCCAAGAACATTGGCGCGCTGTGCGGTGGCCCCCATGCCCCGCACGGAAGCGGTCGAGAGCGCAGACCCAGCGAAGAAGCGACCCCGAGACGGACGGCTGGGACGTAAGGCGGCGAACCGCGCCACACAATAGGAGCAGACGAGACCCCCGAGAATAGCTCGTGGAGGAAGCGCCCATTCGTCCGGGCTGAACCCGAGAAGCGAGCGCAGACCATAGACCGGTGGGCGGCCCGAAGCAGGGGGGCCGCCCACCATGCTTTCAACGCTGCAATGGAAGGAGCACCAGAATGAAGAACGCGAGCAGATTTCAGAAGGGGAGCGGATGCTATACATGCCGGTCATGCGGGAAGCGTACCCGCTCGACGGGCCGTGGTGACAACGAACACGTGGGGCTTTGCGCCGCATGCTATGACGACGCCGGGGACGAGAACGCCCACAATGACGCCGGGCACGAAGGCGACTACCGCTCCTGCTCGCTGTGCGGGAGGGCGTGATGGCCTTCGTCTTTATTCGCGTGGTCAGCCCCAACAAGAACGGGGAGTTTGAAGTGCGCTGGGAACAGACCCTGACCCGCGCCCAGATCGAGAGCATGATTCTCAAGGCGAAGCGGGCCGGGCAGCACGAGACGGTGAAGCAGCTTCTCAAGGTGGTAGCCGACACGGACCAGATGAACCTGCCCCTCTAGGGGGCGGAAAGGATTGGACCGTATGAACGGAGAAACTGGCGTCACACGCGAAGAAGTGATGCGAAAGCTGGCCGCACTGTTGAGGCTGGCCGCGCGTCCGGGGACGGCTGGAGAAGCGGCGGCGGCGGCTGGTCGAGCGCAGGCGCTCATGGACCGCTGGGAGCTGACCCGCGCCGAGATCGAGCTGGACGGCGGGAGGGCGCTAGAGCCCGACGAGGGCATGATGGACTTCGGCAATCGACCGGAGGGAGAGCTGGGTCGATTCAAGAAGGTATCAGGCTGGCATCTTCTGCTCGGGGCGGCCATCGCGCGGCAGAATGGCTGCTTCGCCTACCGCAGCGTCCGAAAGGACACGGTGACGTTGGAGCTGGTGGGGCGGCCGTCGCAGGTCGAGGCCGTCCGCTATCTCTACGCCTACTTGAGCGTGGAGATCGACCGGCTGGCGCGTGACGAAGGGCTCGGCATGACGGCGACGTGGAGAACCGAGTTCAAGCTCGGCGCGGTGACCGAGGTGGAGGACATTTTGCGCAAGCGCCGCGACGAGACCATGCAAGGCTGGCGGAACGAGAATGCCGGGAACAAGCATGCATTGGTCGTGGTCCAGAATGCGCTGCAACGGCTGGACCCAGCCGACGCGCGCCGCTTCGCGTTCTCGCAGCGGCGCTTCACGAAGGGACACAGCGGGCGTGCGTCGAACGGGCACGACCCGACGGCGCGTGAGGCCGGGGCCGCCGCTGCCCGTCGGATCAATATGGGCGGCGGGCCGGGCATCGGTCCCGGCACGCGGCAGATCAAGGGAGGCCGGTGATGCCCGTCAGAGCCGAGATCATCTACGCGCGGGGCACAAAGGTCACAGTGTCGCTACCGCATTTGAAGACGTTCGGCACACTCTACGGGCTGCTCGAATGCTATTTGATCGAGCCAGTGTATTTGCATGACAAGCGCGTCATGCTCGTGGACGAGGAGGGCTTGCTACGGAAGAAGCCCATCAATCATGCCGCCACCGCAATCGCGGGGCGGCTGATCGTTGGCGACGTTGCAATCATCGCCGGGAAGGACTTCAAGTGATGCGCGCCCACTTCGAGATCGAGCACACGCTGACCGACATACTGGTCATCCGGGATGTTGGCCCGTGGGACCAGCACCCGTCGGTGACCAACGACGCCGAGGCCGTGGTCCAGCATCTTCTCCAGACCGGAGAGCTGCGACCCGGTGAACGACTTCTCTATTACGATTCGGAGGGCGACCTGTCCGAGCTGCTGATCGAGAACGGAGCCTTCGCTGGCTTCAAGGCCATCAGCCGTTACGAAAGGGGGGCCGCACGATGACCGCTGCTCAGCGGCAGAAACGTACCGCTCGATACAAGGCATGGGCCGCGCAGCTCCAGTCCATTGCAAAAGTCCGGGCGGCACAGAAGGCGCACGACAAGCGGTGGGAGAAGGAGCTGGCCCGACACGAGTTCGTCATGGAGGACATCGAGCTGGAAGGCACGGCGCTTCGGG